GATATTATATTTGTATCCAGAGGTTAAGTTTGTACAATTATATAGATTTTCACAATATTCCATTACTTTTCCACTTAGTGAGTTACCAGATGATTGAGTTGTCAACACCTGATTAATATAACATACTCCAGAGGAGGCGATATTATAAAAAGCATTTGCTATGTACAAATCCGAGTTGTTTTTATTGACATCATATGCTTTGTTTAGAAAGAAAACACGTTCTACAGTTGAACTATCATCAACTTTTTTAGTAGTTAACTTTCCAATACTGCATATATCATATCCAAAACTCCATGAACTACTGTTATATGGTCTAAGAGATATCATTGAAAAGTTATCATTTTCATAAATTAAAAGAGTCAAAGTTCGAGGAAATACAGTTTCTTTCGCATTACTTTGAGAACTATAACTAATCATTGTTTGTATTTGCTTAGCCTCAGTAACACCAAAATTTTCACTAAGCAGTATGCATTTGATTGAAGAACTAGTTTGTGCTGGATTTGAAGTGACATATGTATCAATGATTTTTAATTTCATGTCACTTATTTTAGTATCAAATAGCAATGTAAAATTTTCAGTATCCTCACTAACCAACTCAAAGTTGGTGTTGGCGAGGATTTTTTCTTTAAGTTGAGCAAAAAAATCTGTAAGAGTTCCATTGCTTGTTATTTCTATACTTTTGATTGTACTCATAAATTAATCTATCCTTTCGTAAGTGCTAAATATTGCACTTATACTATTCACATTTGAAGAAGGAGCAACAGTATCAATAGATTGAAAGTTTGATGTAGATACTCCTTTCTTGGATTGTAATATCACTACAGATATATTATTGTCGCTATCAAGAGCATTTTTAAAAGAAATGTTCAAATTTGAACCATTTCCACTAAAAGTGTAATCAATATTTGGAGTAAGTCTAAAATTGTTGATATATACATCTAAGATATCAGATGTATCATAGTCGGCTACGTTTGGTTTAAAATTCATCTGATTTTTACTTGATATTGCATTTATTTCTATTCTGTTATTGAAAGTAGCTATACCAAGAGTTTCTGTCAAATCATTAAACCAACTTGTAAATTCAATATAAAATTCCATATAAGCAGATTGCCATTGTTTGAATAATGTAGTAGTATCTACTTGAGTTATTAAACCAGTAACCCACCCACATAGATTAGTATCTGCTCTAGTATCTGTAATATTTGAGTTGCTAATATTTACAGAGTTACTAGGCACATACACATGAGCCAGTATTAAATCATAAGTAAAAGTATCTCTAACAGGAGTTGTTCCTTCAATTACTTCTGGAACTATCTTTCTACCATCTAATTGTTCATCATCATATAATCTTAAAGCAACACTGAAAGTTTTTTCTTCTGCTCCAACCGTAGGGATATCTAAAGTTATGATGCTATCATTGTAAAACCAATGACAATTAATCCAAGCCCAACCTTTTGCTATAGTTACGGTTAAACCAGTTCCAGCTGATACTTTTAAACTACCTTCTGCCTTGCTTAGAACTCCATTACTAATTAATTGACCATAAAAATTAGACATATCTTCAGCATTATATTTTCTATCGCCATTCATTGAGTTAAAAAAGCCACTTTTATAAGCCATTATTATACCTCCCAAGTACTGAAAGTTGGAACTGTTGAGTATCCACTTTCATCTTCACAATCAATAATTTCAAGTATTCTAGCAGTAGCTTGTATTCCATACTCATTTTCTATTTGAACTATATCTCCTAGATTGTATTTCATATTATTTGAAACAATGTCACCATCAAGAGTTTCTACAATTGGATACTTTACTAGTTCATTGTAAGCATTATTTCCAACATACATAGAATATCTATTATCTGGAATTATAATATTGTTTCCATTTACGTCCTTTTCTTCTTTTGATATACTACTACTATCAATAAAAAGTTCTCTGCGATTTACTCTGTTTAAATTTCTAGTCGTTTTAATTGGTCTACCGTTCCAAAGGCGTTCTTGCTCTATATCTGCTTTACCGATGCTATATCCATAGTTTTTGTAGTTAGTAGTATCAAAAAGATAATTTGTATTGGATAAATTATCAAATTGATGAGAAAACACAATATAAGGGTTTTCTTTTTGATTATAAGAACAGTCCTTACCTTTGTAGAGATTAAATTCAAACTTATTATCATCGTTCAAATGCACTCTAAAGCCATAGCCATAGTTTTGACACTGTTCAACTATAAAATCATATAGATACGTTCCTAATATTTGAGTTTGTGGCATAGTTTCGGAAAATCCTTGACGTTCTCCAAGGATAAAATTTCCGTCCCATGCCCATTTTACACCATATTGATTTAAGTCTGTAGGAGCAATAGTCATTTCAATAGCATTACGAATACAATCTTCAATAGTTTTACAAGTATCCGTAGGATATTCAACATTAAATCCACCGATGGTATATGGTTGAGAAAGATTTTCATTTCTATGATTATATAAAATTCTTCTAGTGAGCATACTTTCAGCAGAACGACCTTTTACAGTTAAGAAATCACCATCTTCTTGGCTCGTAGTTAATTGTATACTTTCAATTACATAGATATAAGTATCACTGTTACGTTTAATATAAAAATCTGGTTGCAATAAACTTAAAGATTTAGCGTTAGCCTTGATATATAACTCAAAATCGCCATACTCCCAGTAACGCCTAGTAAATATTGCAGAACTATAATTATCGACTATACCAATAACTTGATAGTCTGTATTTAAGATATAAATATCAGTCATAAATCATACTCCTATGTACTTTATATAGTAATTAATATCGATATTAACGCTTTCCATTCCACTGCCAATTATCTTAGATATCTTATTTTCACCGATATCAAGCGTAAACCATGTAGAACCTTTAGATACATAGTTAATACAGTTGATTTTAACTCCGTTTCTAAGCAACGTCACAGATTTTTCGCCTTTGTTAGTATTGATAGTTAAAGTATCACCAATTTCAAGAGATAAATCGCCTAGTTTGAAATATTGAGTATCATTAAGATATAATTCTATCCCACTAACAGAGCCAAAGGCATACAAACTTATGATAACTCCAGTTTCGACCTCACCATTATTGATAATATAGATATCATCGATTTGACCAAACCTTGAGAACTCAATGCCCTCTTGTTCGATTAAAAATGGAAATTCAAAGAGGTTTTCAATTTGAGTAAAATTCCCTTGAGCCGTTGAGATATCCAAAAAATATGGTTGTGGACATATCACGGATATTTGAAACTGCTCTAATTGACTATATAGCGATATTTCAACCGTTTCTACATAGCCATCAATAAACACATCACGGCTATCGTGTTTGAAGTATAGTCTAACTTTGTGTTTAGGTCTAAAATATCGATAAAGAAATAATCTGTTAGTTTCAATATCATTACTGCGATATCTAGGCACTATGTAAAGCACTATATTTCGCATATTGACATAACTAGAGTTATAGTGTTCGCCATCTGATACACCTATTTTATGGGTGTTGATAGTCGCACCTACTGGATTCAATCCCTCTATGTTGATGACATCGTATTCGCTATTTTGCGTGAGTTCTAACTTTTGACCGTTTTCAGTTTCCACCCAACATCTGAGCATTAAATCACCGCCTTTGCGAAGTTCAATTGATTTTTAGTTTGTCGATAGATTTCCAATCTACTTAGAGATTTTGGACTGGTATTCGTTTGATAGAAGTTCAAAGTAGTACCTCCACCAGTTGAACCACTTCCAGAGTTACCACCACTAGAAGATAACCCACTTGATAGATTATTCTTAGCAACTCCAATGTTAGTTTGTAAATCGTTAAATGGCGATACTGTAGCTTTTGCTAAGTCGGTCATAGATTTAACTGCCGTACTGGTCTTTTTTGTAATACCATTCGCTAAGCCGTATACTAGATTATATCCGATATCAGTTTCAAATAGTTTCGATGGCGAATGTATTCCAAAGAAATCCTTAATACCATCTAAGATACCACCAGTAAACTCTTGAATTTTTCCAGTTATCCAATTAAATTTATCGCCTATACCATTCCAAAGTCCTTCTACTAAGTTTTGACCAGCAGTAAAAATATCATCTTTCATAGAAGTAAATTTACCAATTACATCACTGATAAATTCAGCAATGTTGCCCCATAATTCAGATAATTTGCTAGGAATAGTAACGTGTATCCAATCATACAGATATGCACCAAAACCTACAAAGAAATCCCAAATTTCTTTAACTTTGTCTTTAATCTTTCCTGATATTTCTTTAATCTTTTCCCAAAGCCAGTCCAACATCATGCGAAATTCATCGCTTGTGTTGTATAGATGTACAAAGTAAGCTATTAACCCAGTGATTAGAGCAATGAGTATTCCGATTGGATTTGCATTCATAATAGCATTAGTTACTAACTGTTTAGCACCTACTAGCTGAATAACAGTAGCTAATGCAGTAAAAACAGCAATAACATTCTGTATCATTGTAACTATATTGAAAGCAAGGAAACCTGTTCCAATCGCTACTAAAGTAGCTATAAGTGTATCTTTATTGTCTATTATCCAAATAAAAACTGCTTGAATCACTGGAAATAGAGTATCTTGTATCCAAACTATTGCACTTTGCAAAACTGGAACTAAAGTATTCTGTATCCAATCGGTAATTATCGGCATATTTTGACTAATCCATGCTATTCCACTCTTAATATAGGGAAGAAAGACATTTATAAGTGGCATAATTATTTCCGTTTCAGCAGTGCGACCTAAAACTTGCAATTGAGAATTAACATCAGATAGTTTTAAATCTTCAATTTGTGACATAGCATCATTAGTTTTATTAATTTCACCAGTCATATTAAACATAGATTGAATCGCTTTTTCGCCACTGTCTTCCCACATTGTTCCAAAAAGTGCTACTCCGATAGTATTTTTTTGAGTTTCATCATTTAAATTGTCTAGTGCATCGAAAATCATTTGAGTAGCTTGTTTAGACTGCTCTCCACCTGCGTTCATCATGGATAAAAAATCTTCATAAGTCATAGAAGTATTAGAAGTTGCATTCTGTAAGTCTTTTAAGGTGTTTTTATTATCATTCAATGATGTTTTAAGTTCGGAAAGCTCACTTTCATACTTAGCGATATTTCTAGCCATGTCTTTCTTTTTGAACTCATCGGTTTCATCTGTAAATTGAGATTGTTCATACTTAGCTTTTTCAAGAGAATAAGTTAAATCATCAATCTTATCCTCTTGTTCGGATATAGTCTTAGTAAATTCATCAATCTTTTCGGAATTATCTACCGTAATTAATCCCAGACTTGTATAAGCATTTTTTACATCATCGTTTACTTCACGAGTTCTAATTCCAAATTCCTTATAGCCATCACCAAGTTTATCGACACTGAAAGCTCCAGCCTCTGTACCATTTAATAGTGAATTAAAGAACTCATCAGCACTATTGCCCATTTGAGCATAATGTACAGAATATTCATTAATAACGTCTAACAAATCGCCATTTTTATTTAGTCCTTTTTGGCAACCTTGAACAATTAGATTGTATGCCTCTTGCGAAGTTATTCCAAATTGATTTGTAAGCATATTAACTGCTCTAAGTCCTTCAGCGACATCAAATTCATAAGTTTCACTTAAGAGCATGGCATTTTTAGTCATATCGCTAAGTTTAGATGGGTCTGTTTCGTTGGTCGTCTGCTTAACCTGAGCCATAGCATTAGCTATATCTGTAAGAGTTTCTCCATAGCCTTGTTCATACAGCTTTTGCATCTCATCGTTATAAGCAGACATATCTTCAGTAGCTGTTCCAGTTTGAGATTGGAACGATTTCATAGCCTCATCTTGAGTAGAAATCAATTCCTTAAACTTATCTATTGCCCATTGAATACCCTCTTTAATGAAATCAGCAATAATATCTTTAGCCATAGTGTAGCCATTAGCTAGTAAATTAGTGCTACTAGTTGTATTTTCTTGACTTTGTTTAAGTTTGTCAGTAGCCTCTTTCAATTTTTCTTGGTCGGAATTGATATTTGCTATAGAATTTCTATTTTTTTCTAGTGAAGTAGAAACTTCTTCATATGATTGTTTTAAATTTTTAGCCTCTTGCGAACTCTCTCCAAAAGTTATAACTGCATTTTGATACTCTCTTTCAAGATTTTTAAGCTGATTCTCTTGGTCAGAAATAGTATCTTCTAATTTTTCAAGATTTGAACGTGTATCAACCGTTTCAGTAGTCATATCTATCCACTGTTGAGTATAATTTTTTAATTGCTTTTGAACAGTTTTTAGAGTAGCCTCTTGATTGTTCATTTCAATAGTAAGTTGTTTAGCACCCTCGGAGTTTTCCCCTTGAGCCTCTACTATTTTACGATATTCTTCTCTTAAAATTTCAAGTTTTTTCTGCTCTTGAGCCTCAACGGTAGTTAATTGATTAATCTTAGCAGTTAAGCCATCAGCAGATTTAGACCAATCGTTCATACTTGCAGTAGCTTTTTTAAATTCGGAGTTAGCCGTTGCTATAGTTGTTTTGGCATCTTGAAATCCTTTTTGTAATTCTGTAACATCAACACCGAAACGTGTAGTAGTTCCATTTCTAGCCATAATATCACTCCTTAGAACCAATCATCACCCGCAGGACGACGAATAATCTTTTTACCATTTTGTACTTTTGTTTGGTTTTCTTGATTAATTTGTAACTTCCTTAAATCTATGTATAGATTAATTATAGTATTAAAGTCCTCTTTCTCAACAGATAGAGGACTTAATGTTGGAAACTCTTTACATAGATTATATTCTAACATAAATAATAACTCATCAAAAGTTATTTCTGCGTTGCAGTTGTTAGAATTTTTTTTTGAGTTGGAATTTTAGCAACTTTATTTACTATTTGCATAGCAATATTTATAATTAAATCTACTATTTCCTCAAGCGATACTCTGTCCCATTCCTCGTCTGTAACCTCTGGGAAGAAACTACTTAAGACATTTTCAAACTCATTCCAAGCACTCATTATTATGTTTAAAAGTTCGGTTTTATCTTCTATTTTTTCTATGCTAACCAACTTCATGAACTTTCTAATCACACCAAAAGATACATTATATTCTTTTGCCTTATAGGTTTTCTCGATAGTTTTGCCATCTTTAGCATAGATATTTAACTTTAAATCCATTACTTATCCTCCTTGGCGAATTCATATTTACAAATATTTTCTTTGCTATCTGCAAGACCATTTTTGTAAGCTATTGCTCTTAAATATGTTGTTGCTGTTAAATGTACAGGCAAACTTTCGTATTTGATGCCATTATCTTTGGTTGGAAGCGCTCCGTTGGTAGTGTAATATATAGTAGCTCCTACGGTTTCAGTAGATATAGTTATGTCTAGAGAATTACTATCTGCTGAATAGTAACCAATGCTACTTTTATATCCAAACATGGTTCCTGGAATAGAAGATGTTGCAGGTGGGTCAAAAGTTGGAGTAGCAACTACTGTCAATGGTTGAACAGTATCAGGAGTTTGAACAGCATCAAAGAAATCATCAAGGATAGCTTTTCCAAATCTTTCATCAACTACGATAGCTTTAGCACTCTCTTTATTTTCATCAAAAACATGAATAGTATTAACGCAAGTGAAAGTTAATTCAGTGTTATTGGCGTCTGTGCCGTCATCTTCGGTTGCATGAGTTTCATCTGGAATACCAAACTTACCTTTAAGTCGCCAAACGTATCTATATTTGCCATCTGTTCCTTTCGTGCGATATCCAATAGCGAAATCTTTATCTTTTCTAGCACCTTCGACTAACATTCCTAAACGTGATACAAACGTTTGACCTGTAATCATTGCATAGATATCTAGTTTTGGTGGTGCTACTACTATTTTAATCTCATCACTACCAGTAGATGTAATGATAATCATAGGCTTGTTATCATAATAATGAGCCTCTGTACTAGATGATGTAGTTCTGCCAATTTCGGCTGTTGGCGACAAGTTATATACCATACCTGTTAGATATCTTTCATCACTATCCTCTAGTATTTCAGCAAATACTAAATTATCTACACCTCTAAACTCAAATACATCTTGAGTACTAGACCAAGTTGTTGTTCCAGCCATAAAAATCAATCCTTTCGTTTTGTGTGCTTTGTGGATATTTCATGTAAGTAATATCTATCCCACGTCCATCGTGAGAAGTTTCATCACTAGCAACAGAGTGACCATCACCACCGACGATAAATCCAACTTGTTTAAGTTTAGATTTAGCCTCACGCAGTACAGAATAGACTTTTGCACTATCCACACTATAAAAATTAACACTATATTCGTAAATTATAGCATTTTCATTGTTATCATAAAATGCTTGAGAATTTGAACTATCGTTCCAAAAAGTAAAAAAGTCGCTCGGATATGGTTCATTTTCAAGTAATGAGCCTTGTAACCTAACTGGATATCCAAAAGTTGCAAGAGTTTCTATCAATAAATCCTCTACTTCCATGAATTAACCTCCTATGAGTTCATCAATTGCGTTCTGTAGAACTTTCTTTTGAACTTCTCCGATTTCTTTTTGAGTTTTACTTCCATAGATAGCACTTTTCAATCCACTAACTGGTTTCATTCGTGGAGTGCCATATATTAAAAATATAGATTTCATTCCGCTTTTTTCAAACTCAAAACCTACTTGAATATAGGCTTTCGCACCTTCCCATTCTACTTTTTCAACCTTTCGGATAGATGCTTTAGTTTCACCAGTAGAATATTTTCCGTGTGCTGGAAGTTTATTCATACACTGTTCTATCTTAGGAGTAACAACTTTATGTGATTTAATTAAGGCTTCTTCTGTGACTTTTTTTAAATCACCTTGTAAACTATCTAATTTGTAGTAAAGTTCTTCAAATCCTTTGAAGTTTAAAGTTAATCTATTTTTAGGCATCACGCACCACCCTGAACTTTTCGGATTTTAAACCTCATATATTGATGACGACATTCGATATCTTCAGGAGTACCTATGATTTCATAAGGAATATCGCCATTATAGAGCCTACAATCTGCTTTGATTTTTGGATTGTACCACGTTTCTATAGTAACAGTATCTTCCGTGATTAGTACTCCATTAGATACTTTTTCAGTACCACCAAAACTTCTAAATGATGTGAAAATAATCGTATTAGCGTCCTTATATACTTTTTTAGTTGAACCTTTTTCAGTTGTAAACTCTGGAGTAAACAACTTTAAAGGCGTAACAAATGGACTTGTTGGAGTATACATATAAATCACCTCATTTGCAAATATCCACCAACTTTAATATCAGGATACCCCTCAATCCAAATTTTGTTATTATTTTGTAATGTGAAAGAGTTGAGTAACTCTTGAGCATAATCGGACAATTTCAAGTAATATGGATTTTCTACTTGATATAAAATTCTGATAGGATTATCTTTCAAATATGCTAAAATTTCATTTTCAGTAGCAGTATCATTTGTTGTAAATCTACTTGTTGACATATATGCGACAACTAGATTTGGATATGCTGACCCTGAATTTCTTATATATTCTAAAGTGAAAATGTCTAACCATATATTTTTGGATAATAGTTTATCACAAACTATTTTATTTGCCTTTGTCACTTTTCCGTTTTCTATATTAATGTTTGACTTTGTGTAACCATTTTGTTGTTCTCTAACACTGCTAATTTTATCAACAATAATATCTTGTATATTTTGTTCAACATAATATATGTCTTCTTTCTTAATAATTCTGTCACTAATACCTTCTACAGAATTTAATGGAATCGGTGTAGGCACTTGTATAGCTTTACCACTATTAATCAGCTTGATACTATGCTCATATTCTACACCGTCAACACTCATAGCACCGCTGTCTAAACTTTCCAAAATGTAAGGATTATCAGGCGACTTCTCACCTTCACCTACTTCGTGAGTATAGCCATATATCTCCATGTTGTTTGGCTTGGATTTAACTCCTCGTGCGTTGACAACACCATTCACGCTTGAAACTGTGTTATATCCAATAGCGTGTTTTTTAAGTTTCATCAGTCAACACCTCCGCAGTTGTGGTTGATATGTAGTCACTAGATACAACACTAGAAAACCATGTGTTTAGTGATTTATCATAGCTAAATATCACTTGATAGTACGTATTTTCAACTACATTTAGTTGTAAATAGTCACAATTTATGTTATATGTAGTATCAGCAATTGCAAAGTCGACTTCTATGTCACTTATAGTAGCTTCAGGTAGCGTGAGAGTGATATCCGATGTTAGTACACCAAGTTGATATGTCTTTGATGGTTGTAGTATATTATCTAATGACGAAGATATCGCATTTTTAATCGCTATTTGATACAAATACTTATCTACTCTTGAAATAGGCTCAGGTAAGTTAGAAGTATCGCCAGTTAAGATTGCATTCAAATAGATTTCATCTCTACTCACTATCTACACCCCACTTTACTAGTTGAATAACTCTTTGATAGAAGTACTCCGAAAGTTTTCCGTTACCTGCTCCGAAGTTCCAAAGGTCTGTAACCCCACGAGCTACTGCTCCAATGATACGTTCGGATTGTAGAACATCATCAGGAACACCAGCGGAACGCATATAGTTGAGAACTTCATCAATGTAAAGTTTTAACATATCGTTGTGATACTCGCCCTCGATTAGGAGGGCTGTTTTCACTTTTGATAAAAGAGTATCAACGTTCATGATTAACCACCACTAGCTACTTTCTTTTTAATAACCAATATTCCATTAGTATCTAGGAGTTTTCCGTCTAGTATCATGATACACTTGTTTTTAATTTCATTAGTATCATAATCTTGCCACTTTTGAGTAGTCATAGCTAAGTTAGAATTGATTGCATAGTTATCCCATTTAATGAAGATTGCCACAACATCACCATTAGATGCGTTTTCCCATGATGGAAGTATATCATCTTCAACAGTTTCAACAGTTTTTCCACTAAAACGATAGATTTCATTTCCGTCAATACCATAGTTTATACGTCCGATAGGTTGACCTGTACTGTCTACCATTCCGTCTATGTATCCATCAAAAGTACCTTGAGCCATTACAAACTCACCAGTTCTGTATGATTTCTTCATCTTAGCAAAGACCTTCTTATGCCAAACTTCCCATGATGATATTTCATCTTCTGTAAGTTCTATGACGTTTGCAGTTTGAACTCTGGTATCGTTTAAGATGCCTAAAGGCTGAGTAGTTCCGTTTCCTTTGAAGATAGCTGTTTCAATCGCTTTAATGATTGCTTCTGTTGCAAGTGGCACGAATAACTGTTGAAAAGCCTCTAAAGTTGTGACATTACATAGTAGAGTTTGAGCAATTTTGCACTCTACACCAAAGTACTTAAAGCTAACTGTTTGATTAGCTTGTATCTTCTTATCTTCCGATGGTGTAGTTTCGCCAATCCAAGTAGCAGTAGGACATAAAGTCAAGATTGGGAACTCTACGCCACCTTGAACGTTCAACTTTCTAACCTTTGCCCAGATGTTTCCATATGCAGACATTCCTCTAATGATTTCGTTCATTAAAGTTGTAGGAATTACTGCACTTGCATCGGTTGTAATAGTTATTTGATTATCTCTCTTTTGCTTGAATTGTGCAGGAATTTGAACACCTCTACACACATAATCCATAAATGCAGTACGATATTCAACAGTATCATAGATATCTGTAGATTTTTGTGAACTGTTTCCTAATCCCATAGGATTAAAACCTCTAGTTTGGGTATCTTTTGGAACATCAGAACGTTGTTCTCCGTCATCTGTATTATCAGATTGAGTTTCCTGTTTATTATCGTTATCGGAAGTATCATCATCGCTATTTTGAAGTTCTGTAATTACGGCAGAAAGTTCGTCTGCAACCGATTCAAGCTGAGTTAAGATACTTCTTAATTCTGTTTGGTCTTCTGTTTCAGTACTTCTTTTAGTTAGTTCTGCTCTTTTACTCTCAAGAGCCTTCTGTCTTGCTTGTAGATATCTTTTAAATTCCTTATTCATTTAAAAACCTCCTAAAATTTTACACTTTAATTTCAAAGTTTCCACACTCATGATGTGTGGCTTTGTATACTTACTTCTAGCCTCAATACTGGTATCTTCGTAGGCGGGGAACGTCACGGCTGATACCTCATAAACCTTTGATATCTTAGTAACACGATTTAATCTAGTGCCATTTTCTTCATGTTCTTCATTCCATTCTGATACATCGAACATAAATGACATACCAGTGACATCACCACGAGCGACTGCTGAATATAAATCCTTAGCACGTTGAGAGTTTTCAACGTCTAAATCTACTACGATATTAACCCCATTACTATCGATAGATAACGTCATAGTGTTATTTTCAGCACCTTGAACGTATCGAGCGAGTGGCAATTGACTAGTATCATGATTTACTAAAAATCTAACATCGGAAAGGTCAGCACCTTCAAGAGCAGTAGACTCTATGATTTCATCAATGTTGTTTCCGTTCCAATCTTGACATAGTGTAGTCCTTGAACCGAACACTATCGGAGTACCAATTAGCCTGTTGCCACTCTCTTGAGTTTCATCAGCACGGATATTAAAGTTAAGACTTCTTTTTTCGTTTTGATATTTGTCTTTCATCAGTATCACCTCCCATTTGATATTCATTTGCTATATCCACATCTACATAGTTTAAAGACATCTTACGAACTCCCTCTAACTCTGGAAGTGGTGGCAATCCTAAGAATACACGCTTTTCATTTTCATAAAGTGAACCAGTATCACCCAAGAGCCTAATCATTTCAAGAGTTTCAGCAGTACTCATAAATACGCAATCTTTAGGATAGAATTGTATCTTGTTGCCAAAGCTCAACTGTCTTGATGTGAAAATCTTCTTAGTAAACGCTTGAGATAAAGCTATCACGATAGGTTCGATGGTCTTTTGATAAAAAGCCTCATACTGCTCTTTGGTATAGTCACCAGTCAAAATGCACAAAGGTACACCCCAATGGCGTAAGATTTTACTATCAATAAACTCAAGAGTATCAGCATCTACAAGAGAAACTTCGTTCTTGATAGGTTCAAACTCACACTTAAGGTCAAGAGGAAGGAAACCATTCTCTGAGTTAGCCAACTTTCTTTCCATTTCTTTTAAGGCTTTTTCAATAGTTCCATTGTCCATCATTGTGTTATATTTTACAATTCCATTCACGGCGTAGCTTGATTGCATAGCCTTAGCGACTCCAGTTAATAGAATATCGTTAAGACCTAAAGTTTTGAGCAAAGCTTGATTATCAGGCTGACCGTTTGAATTTCCACCCATGTACTCATTAACAGAGTAGTTATATTTGATATGAATAACATCATCATAGTTTAGAGTAGTATCGTAGCCGTTGCTAAACGTGAAATGAACGTATAAATCGCCCTTAGAGTCCTCTATAAATTCAACGTTTGATGGTTGTATCGGATACAATTGCCTATAACTTCTAATTTCGGTTCCGTCTTTGTCCGCCCACACATCATAGAATGGAATTATAAAAGCGTTATAGTTCAAAAGTAACAACCATGTGATTTTTTCTAAAAATTCCGTTGTGGTCATCACTGGATTAGGACAATCTAACACGGTTTGAATATTTCCCCTAACTGCCGTGATATCTCTGTTGTTAGTACCCTCACGAATGTGGCGAGGTTGCAACTTCTTAACTTCCGATACTATGCACCTTATAGCCTGTTGGACTACATCATATGAATAGATATCCGTGCCATACTGCGAAAATATTGGAACGTTACCCGTCATCATTTGAGCATAGCTTGAATTTTTAGGCTTTTTCTTTCCAAAAATCTTTGATAGTATTCCTATTTTAGTCACCACCCTTTAACTTTTGCTTTTTAACGTATTGAGAAAACTCTGAACGGTATCTTTTGTAGGTTTCATACAAGATAATAAAAGTTACCGCTCCGTCGATACGCTTGTTAGTTTCCTTTTTCACACACAAACAACGTCCTTGATTATCCACTTGGATACCACTGTTACCTAAACACCACTTATCTACTGGATTTGAACTATAGTTAATCCTTTGATGTTTAAACTCACTTTCACAAAATTTCATGGCGTTTGAAAGAGTTTGAGCATTTTGGTTTATCAAGATTAATTCATTGCCCTTAGTGTAACCAAATAAATCGTCCATACGTTTTAACCAGTCTTTACTAAAACGTTGGTCGTAACCACAATAGATAAGTTTAATATCATAGTCCTTATAAAGTTTATAGAACCAATCCGCAACGATAGACAAATCTATGTCGCTACCCTCTGAAACCGTGATATATCCAGCCTTTGCCCACTCTTGATACTTTGCACCAGCTAAATGATCATCATTGTCTACATCAAATTTAATTTCAGGGATAAAGTACATAGTATGGATATATTTAATATCACTACCAGATTTCATCATTAAAATTTTTGCACAAGTAAGGTCGGTAGTTTCTGATAAGTCGACTGCACCCAAGCAGTAGCACCCACGAAAATCCTCAAGATTGTAAGTATTTTCATAGTTATAATCCTCTAAGTTTAGCCAACTTTCGCTAGAATTTTGCTTGATATTAAAGTCTTTAGATAGTACGAAAATTCTATCAGCTTTGGAGGTTTTAGCTATGTCAATCTGTTCGTCAAGATAATCCCATTTCTTGATAACTCCCAACGTTGGATTTGATTTCACCCAAGAACTTCTACTTTGCCAAACTTCTTCCTCACAATCTTGAGTATACAACCACGGTAAAAACCTCTCTGCAGATAGTCCGTCATCTTCATTGTAGATGATTTTCCTAGCTTTTTTTAGTTCATCATCAAGATAGCCATCAAAGATAAACCCCTCCGTTGTGATGTTGATAAATTTTGGGTTGTCCTTTAAACTTTGCGACTGTTCAATACTCTTAGCGATTATATTCGTCTTCATTTCGTGAGTTTCATCAATAATAGCAAAGCCTATGTTTCTACCCTCTTTGTTGCGTGTTCGGTCGGATAGCTTAAAAATTTTAGTGTTAGTACTTTTATTCAAAATAAAACGCTGATTTCTCTTACTATCGAGGTCGCAAGGGTCTATTAACTGCCTCATAAGGTCGATAGCATCATACACTATAGAGGCTTGGTTATCGTCATTGGAACTACATACAATGTCTGCACCCTCATTCCCTAGATAAAACTCAGCTAAGGCAATGCCTGAGTTGGTTTCCGACTTGCCATTCTTACGAGCGATTAGCAAAAGTATCTTTTTAAAGCGTTCAAAACCAGTTTCGGACATCTTAAAAGAGAAGATAGTTTCAATCAATGCTTTTTGCCAAAGCATTAAAACCATAGGTTTGTTATAAAAGGGAGATTTTGTAAGCCTAACACAATGCTCCATGAAATCCATGTACAGATTAGCCTTGTCGGTATTATAGATATATCTATCGTTGTGGAAGTCCTCTTTTAGTCTTGAGAGTTCAAGCCAAAGTTCTTGACCTACTATGATATTGCCACATTCAATTTCGGATATATACTTCAGTAGATACGAATTATCAGCGTTCCACAATTAGACCACCCTAAAACTTCATGATAGTTGTCATCATATCATTAACGAAATTTAACTCCCTGATACCCATAAATTCATCAGTTTCTAGTTTGTCAACGACTTTGTTAAATAACTCAAGATACTTTTTTTTTGCCCTTTCTATATCACCAGTAGGGATTTTAAAATCGTTAGGTGATACTACATTTTTGGGCATTGGAATTTTGGTAGGGTTTTTAGGCGTAGAGTAACCTAACTTTTCATTTACATCAAATTTCATAATTAATCCTCCATTTTAATATGATTATTAAGCCACTCTCTAAGTGGTGAGATTTCGTTTTCATTTTCGGAGAGTTTCTCCAAGGCTTTTATCAAGTTGATGTACTGTTGAAGTAGTTCCTTATACTGTTTTCCTGCTGGAGTAGTCCTCTGTTGCGTTGGATTTTTAGGATTAAACTTAATAAATGGCAACTTTCGGAGTTCCTCAAGTCGATTTTCAAGGAATGTCTTTTCCTCTAGTAGATTGTTACTTTTTTCCTTTTTCATGAGTGAGCTCTCCTTTTTTACCTAAAATTTGGATTTTCAATTCTGCGAAAGAAACAGCCCCCTAACAGTACCCAAACCGATTGAATTTTTCGAGAAGTGGGGGGGTATCACGAAAAATTTTTGAAGTAGTCTTCAATAAATTTTTTCCAATCGTCAAGGTTGCGACCGTCATCACAGTTGATTAATCTATTCATACACTCATCAATAGGTGTATCAATGTGAATAAGCCTTGCATTAAGTTGACGTGCTAAGCGTTCACGTTCTGCCCTGTAAGGATACCCACCAACCACCCAAGCAGTCGACCACTTCCCCTGACGTGTTTTAATGCAATCAATAAGATAATCACGAACTCCGAAAACAATAGGTTTAATTTCAACAGGCTTTGAATATCTACTTAGACCACTAATAGATTGCCAAATGTTATCCATATCCACGATTAAATCCCCAACTTGCATATTATCATGAACATATGTAGATTTGCCACTCATTGGAGAACCATACACTATAAATACTTGTTGCTGAGGTTTTCCTAACTTGTTGTGTATCAAGTTATGACACTTATGATGCACAAGCATGATATTATCTGGATTTAAAGATATATTAACATCATTGACATTAAAATCATTTAAAGCTACTTCATGGTGAGCTATGCAATCATAGGATTTTAAAATTGGTTTGTGACAATATTCGCAATAGGTTAAGCCATCATTATGTAGACGTTCTAAAATCACCATTTTGCGAAATTGTTCCCATTCTTTAGAATTGTAAAAATTACTATATACCATGAACTGCCCACGAATAGCACATACTGAAACCATCAAACCAAATCTTTATTTGATATACCATGTTAGATTTCAATATCTTTGGCAACGGAGTTCCACCCATTGGAACTATTATGCTATTACTTCCATTTATATTGATTATATCATTATTATTGTTAAGACTATCCATATTCACACGCAAACCTATTGTAACCGTTGGAGATATAGAACCAGTGTATATATTTATCGTACTTTTAAACACTTGGCTAGTTGATACCATTTCTGGAGCAGTTATACTTATATTACAGTTAGTTACTCCAGATGTATATGATATTCTATACTCTGTATTATCTTTAGCAACAATATAGATGGTTTCATTACTCATAGTCAATCCAATGTAGCTTTTTTGGACTTTATATTTAGTTTCAATTTCTCCTCTAGATATAACTTCCTCTTTACAATGATTTTCTTTAAATCCATATATCGCCATACTTTACACCTACCAATCCTCAAACATTCCAATGTGTTTACCTAGAAGTTCAAGAGCCTTCAGCTTATCTTTTCCAGTAAGTTCAACTTTAGCAAATGCGACTTCTTTCAATTCTTTGACTACATCATCTTCGGCAATTTGAACACGCTGAGAACGTTCTTTAACCAATTCTTTAATGTATTGATTAATGTTATCTTTAGTTAGCAATCTACTTGCGTTTGCTCTAGCAGTAGCCTCATTCTTAACATTAGGATAGGCTACTAAGTAAGCTCTAGTTCCGTTGAAGTCAATGATATATTCTCTACAAAATAAATCTTGACTTTTAGTTATATTAGACAATATATCACCTGCTTTTTACTAAATAGATTTTTATAATACAATATGCTATCCATAACTGAATAGCATATTGAAACTTATCAAGAGGTTCTTTCTTCCATGGCAACTATGCACATATCTATACTTATATTATAAAATAAAAAAAGTGTCGATATCGACACTTTTAAAAATTTTTTCAACTTTTTTGAAAAAGTACTTGACAATACGCATAATGCGTGTTATAATATATACAGGAGGTGAGAAAATGACAGTTAGAGAAATTACTAAGCTACTCACTAACGATGGTTGGTACTATGAACGTTGCAAAGGTTCACATAAACAGTATAAACACCCTACCAAAAAGGGAATTGTTACAATACCTAATCATTCTGGTGATTTAAAGCTAAAAACAGCTAATAGTATTCTTAAACAAGCAGGACTTAAATAGTCCTACTTGTTAAGATGTCATTTTCTCTATCCTAAGTAATTAAATATGGAGTGTGATTTTATGAAATTAGTCTACCCTGCTTGTTTTTATCCCGATGATGATGATGAAAACTTCTTTACTGTAGTGTTTCCAGATTTAAAAGGTGCAGTAACAGAAGGAAAAACTTTATTAGGTGCAGTTGAAATGGCTTCCGATTGTGCGTGTGGTTGGATATTATCTTCAATTGAAGACGGTGAAAGTATTCCAAAGCCTACTCCAATATCGCAAGTTAAAGCTGATGAGTACGAAAATGGATTTGTAAATTTAATTGTCTTAGATATAGACAGTTATGCTGAGAAACATGGTGAAAAAGCAGTTAGAAAAAATTGTACTATTCCCAATTGGTTGAATACTATTGCTGAACGTGAAAATATTAACTTCTCGGCAGTATTACAAGAAGCTCTAAAACAAAAATTAAATATTTAATTATAACTCCCATCAGTTTTGATGGGAGCTTTTTTATATCTCTAATGATTTATAATCTATCTTCAAGATAACACATATTTTAAGTAGCCTTATACCGTTTGGGGACATTTCTCCCCTTTCATATTTATAAAGTGTTCCTTGGCTAATATTAGTCAATTGCGATAACTTACTTATAGATATATGTAGTTTCAATCGTTGAGATTTCATAATTTCAGGGAAGTTTCTAATCATTTACACCAACCTTTCCAGTACTTTTAGATTTCCTTCCAACCTTACCGACCTTATTACTCAAAAACATATTTAGATATCTGCTTTCCTCTTTGGTTCTGCTGAAGTCCATTGGAGCGATACAATCTTTATATTTACAGGTAAAGCAATCTGTAGGTGGATTGCATAATCTTCTTTTAGCCATATAGTTCACCTCTAGTAATTTAAAGTTTTCAACATACATTCAGCCAAGCGGTTTACATAATATACATTATGTAAACCAGTTTTCAACAGTTTCAACACTACCAATCTACCGTTTGATTTAGTCTAACTCTCTGCTCGTCCGAACCCAATTTAAGATATATCTGCGTGGTGGATATGTTTTCATGTCCTAGGATACTGCTTAACAGTGATATATCCTTATTTCTTTTTAAGAACTCAATAGCGAACATATGCCTAAAACTATGCGGATACACAACCTTTTCAGATACTCCAAAGCGTTTTGCGGATTTCTTCAATATTTGGTGAACGTTCTGCCTAGTGCAATTGAATATAATCCCCTCTAGGTGATTTTCTGTTATGTAGGATATCAAATTAGATTGTAATTTATCGGGGATATATATCCGCCTGAGCTTTCCTTTAGTGAATATTTCAGCGTAACCCTTGCGGATATCCTCACACTTGATTTGTAGTAGTTCGTTAATTCTGCAACCAGTTTCGCCAAGAGTTCTAACCATATAGTAGTGGTAAAAATCATTGCTAGAGGATAAACCGTCAAGCAGTCTGTAGTATTCCGATAATGTTATGATATTTTCAGCCGATGGCACTTTGTGAACCCTAACGCAATCCAGATGTTGAGGAATATCTGCAAACTGCATATATCGGTTGATAGCTTGTATCTTTAAATTAACCGTACTCACGGCGTAACGTTCTTTAAGATAATTCTTGTACTCAATCAACTTGAGTTTAGAGAAATCATTGTCATTAACTGCGATATACTGCCTAATCGCTAACAGATAGGCAGTAATCGTATTTTCTGAGCGTTCAGCCTCTAGGAGATAGTTTTTAAAACTTTCTAACATTGATATCATGGAAAGTTTTGTCGCCAGTAGTCAATGAGATGTACTCCAAGGATTTAAGTAACATATCGTTGAGGTTACTCGATTTATTAATATCAGAGCGAACTAATTCGGACTTTTTAATAGCTTCTTGATACTGCTTGTACACTTCCAAGCCTTGATTAATCTTGTTGTATAATTGGATATACTCTTTTTGAAGTCTATCCTTAAGTTTTTGAGCTTTATCAAAAGTTATGATATTGTTAGCATAATCTATATAGTAGCCTCTAAGCCTGATACAGTAACCTAAATCCAATAACGATAATTCACTTCCTAGAGGGTTTTGAGAGTTAGAAAGTACGTCCAAACCCTCAAGATATTTTTGAATATTCATAATTAAATCACTCCTTAAAATGGTGGGTTTCCGCCTAAATTTTGATTATTTCCATGTAAGATACTATCGAAAAGCATTTGATTATTATAACTCTGTTTACCTCTGCGATTAGCACCATTCATTAAAATAGGTCTGCAACGTTCAGTTATGCGTTCAAATATGCGTTTGATATCTAATGTAGGTGGATTTTGTAAAGTATGAGCATCATAGTTAGTAGAAACTATCAAAGGTTTTTTGGTTAGATAACGACTATCTATGATTTTGTAAGTTAGTTCCAAGAACTCTTTCTGTTTGGAACTGTTAGTATCGGCAGTTAAGATATTTTCCGTACCCAAGTCATCAAGGATAAGTAAATCCACTTTAGATAAATTTTCAAGAACTTCTTGGCGATAGTTCCCATAGTTTTTAGTCATAAGGTTGATTAAATCGGCAATAGAAGTCATATATACAGAGTATTCTTTTTCAATTAAAGCGTTTCCAATACACGCAGATATATATGTTTTACCAGTACCAGTATCACCATAGAATAACATTCCTAAGCCATTACATTTAAACTGTTCAAAATTCTTAACATAATTTTGGGCTAACATAGAAATTTGTGGATTAGCCTTATCATCATTTTTAAAAGTGCAATCAAGATAGAATCTATTGTTAAAGCCGAACTCTCTAAGTTTTTCGATTTCAACCTCATGATTTTGTTGAGAAAGTACCCTTCTTTCGTGTTCCTCTTGTAGCGTTTGACATTTGCACATAATTGGCATATTTAAGACTTTATCTCCAAAGTTAATAGGTTTCTGTAAAGGAGTATTACACTTAGCACAATATATTAAGCCATCTGCACCTTGATAGCGTTCGCCCTCTTTGGTATACGTTGAAGCCTTTGAGATAAGTGCAAAAGCCTCTATGATACTTTTCATTAATTATTCCCCCAATTCCATTCGTCGTAGCGTGGTTGATAGCTACTAGCTACTTGTTTTTGACTTTCATTCTTTAGTGGATAGACACTCTTCCAACCGTTTAGCACCGATTGATTAAGTATTGCAACCCAATCATTAGGATTAAATTTTTGTAACTCAGTTAAGAGTAATCTTTTAGCACGTTCAGTCATTTTAGAACGGTTTTTACTTCGACTTTCTTCAAAATCTTTTAGAGCTTGTAATAGTTGAAGATTATCTTTAGCAAAATCCTCAAAGATGCTTTCTTTCTTACTCTTAGAAGATTTACCATCAACTTCTTGATTTTGATTTTTTTCAACCAAAGGAGTTTGAGGCGTAGCCTCAACTGGCTTTGTATTATCTTCTATATTATTATCTATATTATATTCTATATTATTAGGTAAAGAATCTTTACCACCCTCGTTAAGATTTTTTACCACCTCTGGTAAAGTTTCTTTACTACCCCCGTCAAGATTTTTTACCACTGGTAAAGTTTCTTTACCACCTATAATAGATTGTAAATTCTCTAAATTAACCATATATTCACAGTACTTAATATTATTGTTAAGTATTTCTTTTTTAATAATGTACTTTTTATCCACCAAATCTTTTAAGATACCTAAGACAGTTGGTTTACTTAGATTAGTACTCTCCATTAAATACTTAATCGAACCTTTAAAGGCACTAGAACCATCTTGAGAAAAACCATAGATAATGGCATAGACTATTAATTCATTTGGTTTTAACTTCAAATCGTTAATCATAAACGATTGCACAACATAATAAGAACCATCTTTCATTTAAAGCACCTCTATTTTTTATATTTAGGCAATCCTAAGAAAACAATCAAACACTTGGAATTGCCTTTTTTATCTCCTATAATAAGTTTACTTTTCTTAAAAATATGCACTAAAGTATGCATATCGAAAAAATTTTTAGTTATGGTTGAGTAACTTCTTATCTACTAACTTTTTGATACCCTCTATACTCGTAGCCGTGATATATAGTCTAACTCTCTTGTCAGTATAAGTAACGTCTAAAAATTCTTCATGATAGTATATTCTGTATTCGGTGGAGATTACACTACTATCGAACCTTTGTAGTATTGGAAGTAGTTCAACCTCTATGTAGTTGCGTTTCTCTCTGCGAGTATCTACGATTAACTTGTACTTTTCAAGATGGCTTTCTACAAAGTCATAGAAAGTAAATTCATTGAGTTTGTGGCATAATCCTAAGCCACCTTGTTCACGTCCTAAACGTTGAAACTTATTAGCATAGTTACACATTCCTTTAATTTCACATCTTGAGCAGATACACATTTTATCCTCAGTGGACTTAGTCTTAATACTCAAATTTGAATTATTAAAATTTTGATTTGACATATTTTAATTTTCCTTTCAAATTAATAAAAGATACTTGCAAGTTTCCGACCTCTCCACCGTTCCGATGGAGAACGCACTAGACCTAACGGACTATTTTAAATCGTCTAGTCGATTGTGTAATCTTCCATAAAACCCATATCTATACACTCTTGATATGTTTTTAATACCCACATAGTAGAGTATCTCTCTTCATACCTCATTAGCTTATCTAACGAGATACTATATTTTTCACAAACCATAGCACTGGATTTACTATGCATACTCTCATAGAGGATACAAGCTATTCTGTACTTTTTACGCTCTTGAGCTGTCATAAAAGTTGTCCTTTCTTTAGTCATCACAACGTTCATTTACCCATTGCTCAAATAGTTTTGTATAAATTTCACACTCTACTGAACCGCTTGGCATTACTACAGCACTTGCAAAAGGATATAATCCTTTAAGTGCAAAAGCTCTAAAACGTGGTGGACTGATTTGTATTCCCAAATTACGCATTTTAGTAACACACTCTTGAACTGTCATAGTTCTAATAGTCATAAAAAACACCCCCTAAGATACTTTTTCAAGATACATTATGTTAGAGAATACCTCTAGTTTCTTTTGGCAGACCTTATATATTTCGTGATACTCCATACCATTCATGATACATTTATGGATAGTACTACCCATAACAGCCTCTACCACACTAAGAGTATTTAACTGGCTTATATGAGCCTCATTTCTATTTTGTATGCCTACTACCTTGTCGGCTAATCTGGAATAGATAGCATAGTATCTATTAGCATTAGTAGAACCGTTCGCTTGAGCATACTCTACTAACTCTTTGATAGCGTCTGTTTGAGCCTTTCTGTTAAGTTTGGATTGCTTTCTACTTTCAACCCATTCAGCAGTGTGACGCTCCATGATAAACTTTCTCATTTCAAAGAACTGTTTAACAAGTTCAGCTTTGAACATAACAACCTTATCAGTATTCTTTAAAAGAGTTATTAAAAAGGTTGCTTGTTCTTCCGTAAGTAAGATAATTTCCTCAGGTCTACCACCTGTACTTTCTGCCTGATATGAGGTCAAAAGTCCGAAACTTTCAATAACCGATTTATACTTATTGATTGTTACTTTTAACTTTCTATGAGCAACACCAGTACCATCGGCAATAACTTTTGATGTAGTAAATACATCATCTTTTTTTAAGATTACTAAATCGTTCATGTCATACCTCTTTTCCAACAAGTTCATCAAGAGAACATTCTAACGCTTTTGCAATGTGATAACCTGTAACCAAATTTGGA